ACTGCCACTAAGAATGCTCTGCCCCATGAGCCTAATGCGTTTTGTAGATCTTTCATTGTGATTCCCCGATCATAGGTATTTGAAAAAACTCACCATTAAGGTCAGCTTCTTTTGTAAACGAGATATGGCAGTGGTGATTGTGTTTGTTAATCCCTGTGTATTTGCGCCACTTCCATTTAAGGATAGGGCTTGCGATCTTTCCATCGAAGATGATGTAGCTGATGCGCTTTGCAGAATCAGACTTTGCAAAGATACGAATCTGATCCGCAAGATCTGGCATGGAGTCAGGTTTAACTTTACCCGAAAGATCTCGATCGACATCGATGGCACGAACCCAGCCGCTAGCATCTGGATTATGATCTGACTTACGCGCAGAGTGTCGTGTGTCGCCGATCCAACCATCAGAAGTTCGATCTCGATCTGGGAATCTGTCGTCAATCTGTTCTCTTAACTGGATTGCGCACTTAGATAAACGAGGTTTCATTATTGATTGCGTGTATCAACGGCGACATTTTCAGCAGCCTCTTTTGTAGTCATTTCGCGTTCAATTTCTTCACCAGTCTGAACATTAACTATTTTGATTTTAGGCATTAGTTCACTCCGTAAAGTATGGCTGTTCCGCCTGAAAACGTACCAGCACCAGTTTTGATTTGAATTGACGAAATGGCAGAAGTTGAGTTATACATTGTTGTTAATGTTGAACCACCGTAAGCGTTGATTGTGTCACTATAGATATTTGAATTACTGCAAATTTGTTTAATAGTTGAAGTATTTGCATAGTCATTAAAATCAATGATAATGGTGTTGTTGTTATCTGTTGCTTTTGCATTTGTGTAATTAAGATAAACAATGGTTCCAGCAGCTTGTCGAACTAAAGCAGGAACTGCTGTGCCATCATAGTTTGTGCCGTAGAAATTGTAATTACCAGCGGTATCGGTGTTAACTTGTAGTCCAAAATATGTCGCTGTTGATGGGTACACATCTCTTATAATTAATCTTAAATCCTTGTAAGTTGCTGGAATTGATGTCAAGCTGACCGTTCCTGTGCTCATGGCTGTTGATGAAATTTGAGTCATGCCGCCGCCACCTACTGCAACCCAAGCTGAGCCAGAGTAAGTCATTACTGCATCTGTATCCTTTAGATAACAGACATTGCCCTCTTGTGGGCTAGTTACAGCTGCATCGCGTGCAGCAGCTGAAGCGAATGTCCAGACTCCCTGCATGAGGTATCCGTTTGTGTCTGCGGCTGTGAGAACATCACCTGTGGCGAATGTCTTAAAGCCTAATGGTGCTCCCATTTGATCTCCTTAGTATGAAAGTGTGTTAGTGCCTAGTATCCCATAATTCGTCCCAATTATGAACGAATCCAGAATTGGCTCTAGCGTGGTTAGGGTGGTTTTCCAAGCACTCGGCCGAATGTCATGTGACACGCCGAATACTTGCAAAGTCTTGGTTAGGGTGGATGACCCCGGTTGAGTTGTGGTTACAGTAATTGGATCAAAGAAGTCAAGATCCAAAGCGGCAGTAATGCCAGCATCGTAATTGGCAGTGTATAGATCCAGAGTAACCGCATCGCAACGAATTGAAGTTTCTTGACGAGAGGCAACAAAGGCTTGTGCATTGTTTAAGGCTTCCGCATCTGTTTCCATGAGCAGGTTCTGCTCTTGATAAGAATGAAGGAAATACTTGTCAATCGAAGCTTGATTGCTGGCTACCTGTGCAGTACCACCAGTACGGGTAATGCTTGCCTTGTTAAACACTAAAGTGTCGTCCAGTTTCCAAACGGCATTGTTATACGAGATGCCAGTCCCATTGTCATTAAACTCAACTGGAGTGCCAGCAACGCTTGATGATGTAAGTTGGCGGTCTTGGAAAACGAGGTTGCCGAATCCGTCCATGTACAAAGAACCATATTCGGTACTTGTGACTATCTGCATCGCGCCAAGGGAAGTTCTTAAAGTTCCGGGGTCTGCTTGAACTGTCGTCTGACCAGCATCAATATCTCTCATGCCAACTGGCCAGCCAACTGCATCAAGTATCTTGCCAATACGAGTGCCAGTCGTTTGACCAGCTGTAGCAGAAGCGACAGAAGTGATCTGAGCATTTTGAAAAAGTCTAAATCCGTCAACGGCTTGAATAGTGGTGTACACGATTTCACCCACATCTTTAGGGGTAGTCGTATCGTATGAAGTTATGTAACCAGCAAAGATTGGGTGAGTAATTCCGTTATAACTAGCAGTAATGGTTACTTTACGCATCGGAGTTAAAAGACCCGCGTAAGGTGAGGCTGGGTTCATTGGGTTGAACGCACCTGTCTGGTCAATAATGCGAAGGCTCATTGTGCCAGTCTGGAATATATCTGAAAGAGCTGTACGACCGCGTGTGGTTTTGATTGAATCAACTAGGCTAGACACATCTACTGTAACCGCTGTGCTATCAGCTAAGGCATTAACTCCCAGAACGCCTGAATCAAGAATCATAGGCGAGGCAAAGCCAGCACCTGTTGAGAAGTTGATGATTGCGTTGATTACTGGAAGTGTCATTATTACTCGAAGACTGTTACTGCGCCTGGACGATAGGTATTGTTTCCGTTTGTATTAGCAATCACTAATGCATCAGCAACAACTTTGACCATACTATCTTGTGTTAGTAAAGATCCTTCAACATTGACATTAACTGTAACTGGTGATTGTGGAATTGTATTCTGTAAGTAAGTTGGAAGTGAGAATCCAAAGCCACCACCTGTTGAGCCACCTAGACCAGCAAAAGGATTTTGATTATTGGTTGGTGGTGGAGTTGGTGGTGGAGTTGGAGTTGAAACTACTTCAACTGGTACTGGATCTGGATTGTTTGTTTCTGGCTTCTTTGGATCAGCTGGAACTAAAATAACAACATCTGATGGCTCTTTAGGCACATTCTTTAAGCCGCCCAAGCTACTACCTAAAGACATTCCACCGATCTTTGTGAGAAGGCCAGCAATACCTTCAAGGCTAGATAGTGCTGCAGCGAATGGATCTACAGGTGGCTTGATCCCATTAATTGAACTTTGAAGCGCGGCAGTGGCTCGCTGTGATGCTTCTAACTTCTTTTGTAACTTATCGGCTAGATCAGCATCTTCATTAAGAATAGCGCGTTGCAGTTCTAGGCGTAATTTTTCTTCATCTGAGATTTTGCCTTTTAACGCAGCTTCAATCTGAATTTTATCAATGTCAAACATGGCATTAGCCTTAGACAATTTTGCAGCGTTGGCAGCGGCTAATTTATCTGCTTTAATCTTTGTAGCAGCAGCAGCCTTAGCTGCTGCTATCCGTCTAGCCTCTGCTTCTTTTTCAGCTTTAGTAATTGCCTTTTGTTGGTTTTTTAATTCGTCTAATGATCCTGGAAAAAATAGAGGTTCGGCATTTTTTTGCGCACCTAGTTTTCCAAAATAAGTTAAGAGATCAATAATTGGTTTTAATAAAGGATTTAGTAACTTAAAAATGTCTGCTAAATGACCAAAGAATAATTCAAGACCTTTTCCTGCTACAGGTATATCTTTCAATTTTTGAATAAACAACGCCATGCCTACTGTTATATCTGCAACATTTTGTGCAAGTTCAGCGAGTTTTTCGGTTACGTTTACCATGCCACCGCCTTCACCTGAAAGAATGTTAAAGGCATCTACAAGCCCTTTGCCTATCGTTTCCTGTGCTTCACCTGCCGCGGTTGTAAGTATTTTTAACTGACCAGAAAATGTTTCAGCATTAGTAGCTGCAGATCCTTTGAAAGTGCTTGCAAGTTTAGCGGTCAAACTTTCTAAACTCATTGTTTTTAATTCAGCTGCAGTTAAACCTAATGAATACTTTTTCAAGCCTTCAGTATTACCAGCCTGAGCAGCCGCTAAATCGGTTATAACTGTATCTAAACTTTGACCTGACCCAGCAGCTACATCCAACGCAAGGGTTAATAATTCTTGTGACTTAGAAACTGAGCCAGTTACCTGCAAAAGTTTCTGCATGGCTGGCCTTAAATTGTCATCCACCTCACCTGTAGCTGCAGATAGTTTTGCAATAAATGATTCGACTGCAGGATTTTGAAATTCTAATCCTAAATTTTTCATTGTGTTAGCTAAAATTGCAGCAGACTTCTCATCTTCTGCAAACGCTTTTACGGCGGCTTTGCCAAAATTTATAATTGCTGTAGCTGAAAACGCTACGGCTAGTTTCTTGCCTAGAGAACCAACAGCACTTTCTAAACCGCTGGTACTTTTGCCAGCTTTATCAAAGGCTTTCTTTCCTGTAAATTCGGAAGCAATGTCAATTACTATATTAGGCATCAGTTATGCACCGTGGCTCTCGCGTTAAGTAGTTGCTTGGCCTTTTCAATGGCTTTAAGAACTCCATCTTGAGCTTTGCCACTATCTTCATCAAAGGCACGATATAAAGCGCGGCCTTGCATTTTATCTTGGCCTTTCATAACAGATCCATATTTTGAGTTTAGATTCTGTACAAATTTAGAACTTGGAGTTTTACGGCCAGCAGTTTCATAAATTGCACCAGCAGCAGTTTTGTTTATTAAACGAGCTAAAGATCTAAAACCTTTGCGATTAGGTTTTGACGGTGTTGTTTTGAAACCAATACCAGCCTTGGCCATCTTTGCAGTGTAAACAGGAAAAGTGCCTTGACTATTTTCCCTTGGTCGCCAGTTGCTTAATACTTGACTATCAGAAGGCATATAGCCCCGAGCCGTCTTCACAACGGGCTTCAGGGCTATTGCCATGTCTTTAGGTAATTGCTTAGCTAAATCAGGTGTGAAATCTTTCAAGGCTTTACGAAGTGCGACTGCGCCCTTTACTGCGACTGGCATCTTTCATCTCCTTGTTTCGGTCTTTCATAGCCTGTAATAAAGCCTTGAACATTCTCGAATCAAGTTCGAGTAAGTCGTTAGGCGCGATCCGAGTTTCTAAACTCAATCTTGCGACCAAGTAAGTGAATGAATCCCGCCCTATAATTCCGGGTCATCATCTAGAACTTCCACTTTTGAAAGTGTGTCTAGAAAACCTGACCCGAAAGGCTTGACAGTTTCGCTAGTACCTTCACAGGCACGACGAAGACATTCCCAAGCCAGCCAATACACATCGCTCTGTTTTTCATCGTCACGAAAGGCTTTATGAAAACCTTTTTTGGCGTATGACTCGAATGCGAACTCGATCGATGGAGTTATCTGATGATCAGATACAGAGCCATCTGCCCTTGTGATCTTTAGCTTTGCCATTTTTTTAGCCCTTTTCTTTAGTAGTTAGATTATGACCAAGTACCAGTTGAAGCAGTTGCTGTCTTGCTATTAGCAGTGAAGGTAATGTCGATCATGCCTTCATCGCCAACTGCGCCGTTGATGTCTGTTAGGTTATCAACCAAGATTGTGCCTGAGTAAAGCAAGTTAGTTGCTGATACAGCAGCTGATGAATCTTGGATTGCTGCCCATGCAACAGTTGTGCCATAAGCAGCCTGAAGTGTTGCTAAAACATTTGCTGCTGCTGTGTCGTTCAAGAATGACACTGTAAGTGTGTCTGCTGAAAGTCCGGTAACGAACTTGTGAGCTGTGTCGCCCATAGCAGTAACTTCAATCTGATCTGACTGACGATTAAGTGTAAATGCAGTTACATGATCTGAAAGATTGATAGTGGCAATCTTTAGACCAACTTTGTTATTTAGAAAAATTGCCATGATTATTCTTCTTCCTTCTTAGTAGTTACTGGCTTTGGTGCTGTGGTGATCTGACCAATCTTCTTCAAGAAGGCTAGATCCTCTGGTGTTAGGTCTGACATATTAACTCCAACTTGTTAGGATTGATACGGACATCTCGCAGCTGAGCAGATCACCTGATGCAGCATTGAGAACGCTAGGGGCAGATATACTGCCTACATTATAGGCCAAAGAACTAGCAGCGAGTAAATTGAACACTCGAACCACATTAGTTTCAATGCCGTTTAGATTGCCTTCGTTATCGAATAAAGGCACAGTAATAATAATCTTAAAGTTAGCCAGTGCGCTTACTGTGTTGCGCGAGTTATTGCTTGGCGCGAGATAAGGATCGTCCGGGCTTACGATTACAGAATTTGCAAGAACTACACTTGGCGGAAACGCAAATGTGCTCCAAAGTGAATTATCAACTAGAGCAGTTGCAAGTGTAGTTCGAAGAGTAGTTACTGATGATGGCATTAGCCCACCATTGAGCGTAAGTCTAGCGCGTGCGCGATCAATCCTCTAACCTTAGCGAGCAGCTGTGCTGACATTCGATAAGGTGAGGGCTGGAAATCGACAGAATTAGAACCAGTTAAAGTGCTGGTTCTTGCTTGCCAGATCTCTACAGCTATCATGAGAGCCGCATTCTGGACTGCTTCATCAAGAGTCCAGTCTGTGTAAGTCTCGCCTGTTACTGTGCCAAAAGGTTCAATAGGATGCTTAGGCTGTTCGACTGTGTGAGTCGTAGTTACTGAAATTGAATAATTACCAACTGCTGTAATTGTTTTAGATCCATTGTATTTAGTACCTGAATTGGCAATAGTTACCGTTTGTCCTACATAAAAAATCTCTGTTACTGGAATGTCAAAGTATAAAGTTCCTTCGCCTACGATATTGCTATGCGCTACAGCGAACCACTTAGGAGCCCATAACATCGGAATAAGAACTGCATCTGAAGCATCTGCAACAGATTGCAAGGTGGCATCGCTATAAAGTGTGCCGACTCCTAGAGTTGATCTAAGTTCAGCTACTGTTGTGAGTGCCATTCCCATTCCTTTCTAAAGACCAAGAGGGGGCAAGGGCTATGCCCCCTCTTAGCGACTTAGGGTATTACTTACGCAGCGTTATTGAACTTAAACGCTCCACCAGCTGATGCAACCTTAGTAGCGATTGCGCCGTATCCGTAGTATCCAACTTCAACTTGACCTGTACCGACCTTGTCAGCGCGAAGCTGTAGGCGTGGTGACTCGTACCATGTGAATGCTTCGCGGTTAACAACCACGATTGATCCGTCTGCTACACCTGTTAGTGAATAATCAACATACAGGTCTAAACCTAGCAATGATCCGCGAAGTGACTGTGAAACGTTACCTGCCGCGTTTTGTGGCTGTGCGGCGATGAATAGAGGTCTGTTTGAAGAATCCACCATTCCCATGATGTTTGACCATTGTGTTGGTGAAACAATTACGCCTGATGCAAAGCGAAGTGTTGCTGTGTAGATGCTGTCAGAAGCGCGAGCAATAAAGCCAGCCATTTCTGCGCCATCCCATGGAAGTGTGATTGCTGTTGCATCGGCTGTTGCACCTGTTTGAATTGCTGTGCGCACTGCAACGTTAGTTGCCTTAGCATACGCATCGGCCATCAATGATTGGAGCTCTGCGAAGAACGCAGGAGACGTGCGATCTAAAACCTCAACGTCAAATAGCTGCATGCCGGAATATTTGGAAACCGAAACATCCAGATATTCAATTTCAACCTGAGTATCTGAGAACGCACCCTTTTCTGCTGATGCTGCAACAGTTGGAACTGCCTTAACGCGAGGAATCTGGAACTTCATACCTGCATCTGGAAGTGTGCCTGTTGAGATCGCATCGATTGATGGACGACCTGCAGTTGACTTGTTGTTAATAATTTCTGTTAACTGACGTGTTGGTACAAGACCAGCAACTTCAGTTGTTGTTGTATCTGATGCAGCGCGTAGGTACTGACGAGCATTCTCGTCACCGAGTTGTGCGCGAACTGCGTTTTCTAGAAATACCTCGTTAGATAGATTGATACGAGGATTTGTGTAATGCATAGCAGTTACAGTCTTACGAGCAGCTTCAACTGCTGCTGGCTCTACTGGTGCTGCAACTGTCTCTGGAGTGTTCTCCACAGCTGTCTCGCTTTCTGTTGGTTGGGTTGTTTCATCAATAACATCTTTGACAATGTTAAGCAAAGTCTCAAGTGTTTTTGTTTCTTCAGGTGCTGTCGCTAATTGCTCGATAGCAATTTGGATTGTTTCTTTTGCTGCATCTGTTCCTTCTGATGCTGCAATCTCTAACACTTGAGCAGACTTAAATGCTGCTTCTGTTACTAGAGAAACTTCTTTTAATTTAGCTGCTGTTACTACTGTGTAACCATTGCGTGAAGGCTTTTGCTTAATGATTTCTGCTCCAATGCTCAATCCTGAAACCAATCCTTCGCTTGCCATAATCAAAGCATCTGTCCCGGACTGTGAACGGCTTAACTTAAAGGTGGCATAAATACCATCTTTTCTTTCTTCTGCTGAAACCATTACACCGACAGGCTTTTTCATGTCGTGCTGTGACAGAAGTTTAATCTTTGTCGGGTCTGCAATCTCGACAGATCCAGCTTCAAAAACATAAGCACCAAGATTGGTATTGCCAACCTCGCCTGTTCCCATTGGCACAATTTTGCCTGAGATTTCTCTGCGATCTTCACTGCACTGGATTGAAGATGCTTCAATGTATAAGGTTTCCATTATTTTTCCATTCCGTTTGGAGTCATATCTTCCATTTCCATAGCTTGCTCTGTAGTAATTAGACCAAGCGCCAGCATCTTTTCAAGTACCAACAAGCGATCCATTGGGTTACTGCGTAAGAATGTTTCATCGACAGAAAACTTCACATAATGACCAGCAGTTGAAATATCATCCATTGATAAACGATCTTCAATGGCACAAATATAAGGTTGAATCATCCAGATAAACTGTCTGCGTTCGTCTTGCACATTCGCATAAGTCATCGTTGAATTTTGATCAGCTGATAAATAGTAAGGTGGAACTCCACACAGTCTTGCAATTTCAGTTGCACTATTTTGAATTGCTTCGTTATACATCATGTCTTTAGGTGAGAAAGATGTTGGATTATATTCAAGAGTGGATGTCAAGTAAGC